CCTCTAGCGGCGTCAGGTCCACGTAGGTCAGGGAAAGGGCGGTCAGCGTCGCCTGCGTCGTCGTCGTCTCGTGCGCGACCTCCCAGGCCTCGCCGCCGGGGGCCTTGGCGAGTAAAACGATTTTGCCCACGCCGGCCTCGTTCAAATAGTCGTAGTCGAAGCGGACGCCGATGATGCCCAACGCCGTGTAGTAGGCCAGCCCGTCCGCAAAGCCCTCTTCCTGGAACGTATCATCCCCGCCCTTTTTGCGCCGGACATCGAGCATACCGATATAGTCGTTATCACCGCCGCCGGCGTCGAAGGCGGTCCAGCGCAGTTGCCGGTAGTCGTCGCCGTTGCGCAGGGTGACGACGCGATCCCAGGCGCCGGGGATGCCGTCGCTGCGGAACCAGACGCGGGACGGGCGCGACTGATGCCGGTTGAGCCGGAAGCGCCCGCGCCACCGTTCGCTATGCTCCACCTGATCGACGTACCAGGAGGCGTACCCCCACTTGGTCACGCGGTACTCCGACGACGCGCCGAGCGTCGGGAAATCGGGCGTGACCGTCAGCACGGTCGCGGTGTTGGCGGTGATGGTGTAGAGCGTGGCGCCGGCGCCGGTCCCGTTGTGAATCACGACCACGCCGCCGACCAGCCCGCCGGCCGGGAAACTGGCCGATCCGTCAGTCATCGTGGGCCCGGCGCCCCCGGCCGATCGCACGCCGCCCCAACAGGCGATCCCCGACATCCAGATCACGTAGACGGACGTGGCGTCCGGCGCCGTCTGCCAGGCGCGATCGACGGTGATGACGGTATCCGTGTTGCTCAGGACGCGCCGCGTCTCGTTGGCGCTGGTGCCCCCGACCAGGCGGATGCTTGCCCCCGCCCACCGGTTCGTTACCCAACTCTTGCCGGAGTCGGTCAGGGTCGAGGCGCCGCCCGCCGTCGCCGTGCCGGTATCCGCCCCCAGGTCCCAAGCGGCGTAGCCACGCAGGCCGGAATGCGCGTACTTGTCGAGCGTCAAATCCTCGTCGCGCGGGTCGCCGGCTTGCGGGTTGCCGTAGACGATTTCCAGGTTCGCCGTCTCGCCGGCACCGAGCGTCAAGGGCACGATCATGGAGCCAAACGCGGTATCCCAGTTCTGCAACTGCCGCGGCAACTCCCGGCCGTCCAGACGGACCCGGACGTCGTTCCCGCTGGCAAGCGCCTTCGCCGTCGTCAGGGCGGTCGTGTCCCCGAGCGCGATCGGGATGAGCTCGTTGTTCCAATCCCGCGTCCCGTTGTTCGTGACCGGCACGACCACGCGGTACTTCCACCCGAGTTGCGTCGTCTCGTCTGCGGAGCGCTGCGCCGTCCAGGTCACGCGGATTTGCGGATGGGCCGGGGCCGTGCCGTCGTTGTCCACGGTAAAACTGCCGTCCGCCGTCAGAGAGTTCGGCCCGTCCGTCGTGTTCGTCGTCTCTCGCCAGACCTCTTCGGCGGCGTGGAAGACGACACGGTACGGCCCGCCCTCCTCCCAATTGCGCGCCCCCACGACCACGTCCACCGCGACGGTGTGCGCCGTCTCTGCCGTGCCGTCCGCGTTGTCATCGAGCGTCAGCGTGCCGCGGAGCTCGCGCGGTTCCGGGTTGGTCGGGTCGAGCAGGCGCAGCAGCCGAACGATGCGATCCTCGTCCACCGTCCGGGCGGTCCCCTGCGTCGTGTGAAACAGCACCGGGATGGTGCGCCCCGGGCGGGCCAATCCCGCCAGGACCGGCGTTGCGTTGGCGCGGGCCAGCCAGAGCGGTTGCGTCGGCTCCCCCGGCGCCCGTGGGTCGAGGACGGCGGTGAGCCCGAAGGTGCTAAACGCGGTACCGGCAAAGTGGGTGAGGTTAATATGGCACCTCCTCTATGGTATAATCCCTTACCAATCCAAGCAAAAGCCCCCGCGCTGTGTCACCAGCCGGGGGTATGGCACTCAGGATGGAGGTCCCGAGATGCAGCCCAAGTTTACCCCTAACGTGATTGCGCGTTTCTGGTCGAAGGTGGACCGCTCCGGCGGCCCCGATGCGTGCTGGCCGTGGACGGGCTGTTTTTCGCCTTTGGGATATGGACGATTTTGGGCCGGTTCGGGATCGGTCCTGACGCATCGCTACGCAATGGCGCTCGCCATCGGATACTGGCCCGAGAATCAGTGCGTCTTGCATCGTTGCGACAATCCGCCCTGCTGCAATCCCGTGCACCTGTTCGTCGGCACCAACGCCGACAACGTGGCAGATGCAGTCGCGAAGGGTCGCGCCATCCTCCATGGGAGCCCCGGCGAACGACACCCGAGGGCCAAGCTGACCGAGACAGATGTCCGATTCATCCGGAGCAACTACGTGACACCAACCGACGCCAAGATTTTTGCCGCGCAATTCGGCGTCACGGTGTCCACCGTCTTTGCTATTGTGCATCGGCGAAACTGGCGCCATCTCGACTAGCACCCCCTCAGGCTCGCGTCTCGCCGTACCGCCAGCCACGCATGGCGCTCCAGTCGTCGCCCCCACCACCCTGACCGACGCTAACGGCCCCATAGTTGTTGAAGGTGGCGGTCGTGCTACCGCCCTGCCGGCCGGCGAAGGCGAACCCGGCCGACCCGAAGAGGGAGCCGCCGCCCACGCCGCGCTCGAAGCCGAGCACCAGCCCCTTGCCCATCATCTCCCCGATGTACATGGTCTTGCGGGACGGGCTCGTGACCTGTGCTTCCAGACGGGCGGCCGTAATCGCGCCCCGTACCGCACTGGACGCCGCGACAACAATCGGATTGATCCAGGCGATGATCCCGTTGTAGAGCCCGGCGCCAAGCGCGTTGCCGATCGACCAGCCGCCGGCCGCGGCGTCCGTTTCCATCAAGTCCCACTCGGTGACGAGCATCGGTGCGATGTTGTCGTGGGCCAGGGTGTAGAGGTCGCCCCGGATCGGTTGAAACTCCCCGATCACCCGGTCGCGAATCTGCCCGGTGATCGTCACAAGGTCGTTCTTTAGGCCGACCCACTCGTTCGCCACCGTCGCGCGAATCTGCTCGGCGTTGGTCTTCATCGGTTGCCAGAGATCAGTAAACGTGAAATACACCTCGGCGTTGAGTTGTCCGACAATATTTATTGCATCATTCTTCATGCCCAACCAGGCATTAGCCACCCCGGCGGCAATGTCTTCCATGACACTCAGGATGCCATCCTTCATGTTCTCGAACGGCGCCACTCCGGCCACGGTCAGGTCTTGCCCGCTTGGCCCCCCAGCAGCAGACGCCGGGTCGGCGTCCAGTAGATTCATCGGATTGAGCGCACCCAAATTGATGTTCCCAGGGTCCATCCATTCGGGGAGATCGATTTTCGGCAGCTTTTCGATGAGCTCATCGATCGCCATGATCGTCCCACGAATCAGGAAGATGGCGAGGGTGAACCCCGTGCGGATGCTCGCCCCAACCATATTCATCCCCACATACCAGAGCCGGAAGGCGATGTAGGCGGCATAGATAAGATCGGTCACGCCCCGAATTGCCTCGGGAAGCAGGATTTCTAACAGCATGATAACTGCCCTGATGTCGTCGGCGACGTGCGCCCAAACCAGGACAAACCCGAGCCCGAGCCCTTGAATCAGTGGCGGCAACGTTATCCCAACCAACCATGCCAGAATACGCAATTGATCCAGCACGAGTCCAAGACCGATTTCCCCCACCATCGCAAAGGCATAGATTGCCGGCAATAACTCGGTCTTGATGAGTCCCGCCGTCAGCGACACCATAATGATGACCGTCTGGAGCCCCGCGCCCAGATCGGTGAAGAAGCCGGACACATCGGTCCCAAGCAGGCGGTCGAGCGCATTGCCGACCGCGGTAAACGCCGCCTCGACCGGACTCAAGTCCTGGTCACGGAGCGCTTGATAGAATCCGGTCACCTCGGCAACGAACGTCCGGATGCGCTCAATCGCCGCCAGGATCGGCGGGCCGATGGTGTCCACGATGCCACCGAACACGTCAGCGGTGATGTCCTGAATCCCCAGGAAATTCGTCCGCCACGCCAGGAAGAGCGCCGCAATGGCCGCCGCCACCAGCGCAAGTGGCCCAAGGAGTGAGAGCGCGCCGGCACCAATCGCGCCCCAGGTGGTGCCGAATGTCGCAGCCAGGCCAGCAACTCCACCAAGAGCGGATGACAGCGCCCCAAGGATCAGCAGGAGCGGGCCAACCGCCGCCACCACGGCACCGAAGATCACCGCGATTTTGAGTGCGGCCGGCGACAACCCCTCCAGCCAGGTAAACAGATCGCCGACCGCATTCGCCAACTTGAGCGCCACCGGGAGCAGGACACTCCCAACCGTCGCCGCCAGGTCCTTGAACCGCGCCCGGAGGATGCGTGACTGGTTGGCGAGCCCGCCCTGGGTCCGGGCGAAGTCGCCCTGCGCCGCGCCGAGCCCGTCCATGATGACGCCGTGGCGGGCCAGGACCTTTTGCTGCTCGGTGAGCTCAGCGCCGGTTGCAGCGATGCCGTGCTGCCATGCGTACTGATTGACGATGTCCTCATCGATCAGGACGCCCATGCGCTGCAAGGCGTCGTACTCGCCCATAAGGGCACCCTGGATCGCGTTGAGGACTTCCGGCGCTCCACCCGCGACGTTGTAGAAACTGGCGAGATCGGCCGCAGCCTGGAGATTCTGGTTCGTAAACGTCGCCAGTTCGTCGCCCGCCAGCCCGGCCGCCTGCCCGTAGACGCCGAGCGTCGCGGCGGATGCCAGTGCCTCCTGACGGGACAGGCCAAGACTCTCCGCGACCGACTCGTTGTAGCCGGCAATGAGAGACGCACTCTCCCCATAGACGGTATTGACCGCCGACTGCGCCTCGGCCAGGTCGGACGCGGCGTTGACCGCCATGCCGAATCCGGCCACGATCGGCAGGGTGACGGCCGCGGTAAGCATCGCGCCCCAACGTCGCGCCGCCGCGCCAAACCGCTGCATCCGCGATTCGGCCTCGTCCAACCCGCGCGAGAAGTTCCGCCCATCCAGGGCCAGGATCACGTTCAGTTTGGCGAGGGTGCCGGCCATCCCGCCCATTTAGCACCCCCCAAACATGGCAGCGCCGAACGGCGTGCTAGGATGGCGCGATGCGTCGCCGCAACAGGAGGTGCCCGTGAATCCGCTCCGATGGCGCTTTATGACGTGGGCACTTTGGGGATGGACGCTCGGACTCGTCGGCCTGGCGATCCTGCTGACGGCCCTGAGTGCGGCCGGTTGCGATGGCACCGAAGAGGATTGCACCCTGGCAGTCGGCGTGGCCGGCGCCATCTGGTTCGGACTCAGCTTCTGCCTCTGGTTCGTCGGCTTTATCGTGCTCTCGATCCTCTGGTTTATGACCCGGCCGCAGCCACGCTGACCTACTCCCCACCCGGCACCGGCCCCGTCCACCCCGGCGGCCGTTCGCCCGGCGCAAGCCGCTTGGCTTTCATCCCGGCCCGGAACATCCGCGCCCGCAGTCGCGCCGCCGCGATCACCTCGGGGTCGTCGGGGTCGGGCTCCTCCGTCTCCGGCTTGGGAATCCACGGCAGGAAGTCGTCGAGCGTCGGCCGCCTGCCCTTTTTGGGGTCCGACCAGGCCGTCGCGACTAGGAGGCAGAGTTGCGCGATCCGGGCGTCGTCGCGCCAGGACCCGATCGGCTCCACCTGGTCGTAGGCCATCCACTCGCGAAACTCCCGCGCCGACATCCCGGCCAGCATACGCGCCACGGACGGTGCCCGCAGATGGCCGGCTAGGCGAAAGGCGAAGCGCCGTTCGGGGTCGGACTCGATTTTCCCCGCGTCGCCGCCAGTGGGTCCTCGGCGTCCGCATCGGCGTCGAAGCCGCACATCTGCTCGACCACCACGTAGATACGGTGGACCGCCCCGGCGGACTTGCGCATCAGCGGGTAGAGGTGTTCGGGCCCGAACATCGGCGTGCTGTCCTCCGGTTTCAGCGCGGCGGCGATGACGAACTTGGCTTCCATGCCGGTCGCGTCGAACTTCTCTTTCCGCCCCTTGCCGCGCCGGCAGGTGTCAATGATGCGGTCGCGCTCCAACTGCGACAGCCCGCGCACCTTGACGTGGGTGTCCCACTCCGGCACCCAGACATCGCGGTATTCGATGTCGGGAATGGAGAGGATTTCGGCGGCGTCCTTGAAGCGCTTGACGGCGGGGCCGGACGGCTCCAGCTCGTCGTCGTCATCCGTCTCCGGCAGCGCCGGGAAGCGCAACCGCTCTTCGTCTGCCGCCATCCGGTCTAAGTCGATCGCTCTGCCGTCCATGCCGCGGTGCCTCCTTGGCTGGTTAGCGCCCGACGCCCGACGCCTAGGAGGCACCAAGCATTGCCGAGCGTCGAACGCCCTACGCACAACGTTGCGTTACAATCAACTCCATGTCCAAGCCTCGCCAATGGTGAGCGTACAGTTGATCTGCATCGCCCCATCGTTCGGCGTCGCGGTTTCGTAGCGGGTGACGTAGGCGCTAAAGGCGATGGTTTCGTCCACCGCGAGCGGCGCGAAGAGGAGCTGGAAGTTGCGGTAGGTCCGGGCCAGCGCATCGGTCCGCAACTGATCCTGCGTGGCGTGGCCGGTGTAGTAGATCGAGAAGGTGATCTCGCCGGGGTCGATCAGCCCGGCTAATTTCTCCCGCCAGACGGACGGGGAACTGTGCGTGGTCACGTCGATGATGTCGGTCGAGGTGGTTGGGCCGGCGATGTCGAAGGCGTCTTCAATGGTGGTGAACGTCTCTGGACCACCGCCGTCACCGATCTTGAGGAGCGTGCCGTGCGCGTGAACGGCCATAGCAGAAGCCTCCTAGCGCGTTCCGCGCCTATCGCACCTTGACGACCGCGTAGAGGATGGCCGCGTTCTCCGCCTTGAAGTAGACGTAGCCGTCCGATTGCCTCCATCCCTCAGCCTCGATCAGGCCGGTCATGGCGATGTCCCCGGCGGCCAACTCCGTCAGGCAGTCCACGTCCCGGCCAAGGCTGTCCGGCGCCGCCTCGAGCGTCACGTCGTAGGCGACCGCGCCGTCGCTATTGCGCCAGATGATGTAGAGCCCATCGGACCACGCCACTTGCTCAAAGTTCACCGCGTCGCTTGCGGTGAACGTGAGGTCGGTCA